TTGTTCCTGTTTTGTTCGAGGGGGCACGAGGGCCACGCCGGGTATAGGGGTACGTTGTATATGTAGAAGCACACAGAAGTGAAAATTTGAAGCACAACCTAAGAGTGTAGCCTATTTCTGTATATACATACCTAGTAACTTTTTGTTACAACATGTTACAATACTACATTTTAGGGGTTGACCGCCCTGTTTTACTGGGTATAACTGCGTAGCAGTAGCAGCCTAGAGTTAAACTCTTAGTGTAATACATGAAAAAAAGTAAGATAGAGTGTAACACTCTAGTGTAACATTAAATAAAGAGTAAAAACTTAAATAAAAGTTAACTAAATATAAAGTTTTTACTTGAGAGTTACTACTCTATAGAGTAAACTACACTTGTAACACATGGTTTTCGTGTTTCCTACATGTGTAACGCCAACTTGTGTGTGGCACTCTACGTCTGTGAAGCTTCCTTCCTGTTTCCTTCCCTTCATTACAACGTTTAGAGTGTCACACATATTTTCCCTGTATATTTTGTGTTGACATATATGAAGAAGAACGTACAACTATATGCATCTGATAGTGTAATTGAAGAGTTTTACTCTGCTATAGCGAGACAAGACAGCCGTAGACTACAACGTATACACATTCCTAAGTCAGATGTGTTTTACGTAAGAGCTGCGATAGAGAGTGACACTGGTGTTAAGTATACGTTAGACCATGTAGAGCGAGCTATGTTCTTAGAGGGTATGTTAGACCGTAAAGATGTACTCGATCCTGACAGAAAGAGAGAAGGTGTAGGGTAATGGCCCAACGCAACTACCGTAAAGAGTACGACAACTACCAAGGCACTCCAGCCCAGCGCAAGCGTAATGACGCTCGTAAGGCTGCACGTCGTAAGATGGAAGCTAAAGGTAAAGTTCGTAAGGGTGACGGTAAGGATGTTGACCATAAAGATGGTAACCCTAAGAATAACTCAAGTAAAAACTTACGTGTCACCTCTAAAAGCAAGAATAGAAGCTTTCCACGTACTAAGACAGCTAAGAAAGTGAAGTAGTATGTGGGTAGGTATTATGTTGTTGTGCTATGATCCATCAGCATTATCGTGCATGGTAGTAGCTAAACCAGAATCTTTTTATAGTGAGCAAGCTTGTTTAGAGGAAGCTGCAGATGTAGCAACTAATATGAGAGAGCAAGGTATATATGCTGTACCTGCTTGCTTTAAGATAGGGGAGTCTGCCTAATCATGGAAAACATGAAGCTACCTATAGCACTTGTATTAGCTATGGCAGCTCAGCTAGCTGGTGGTGTGTGGTGGGTATCACAACAAGCTGCGACTATAGCTAGTCTAGAAGAGTCAGTACAGCAGTTTGCCAGTAAGATGGCTGTAGAGGACAACGTTAACTTAAAGCGTGACGTACAAGATAACGCAGACTACATAGCTGGTGCGTTTGACGAGATAGATGAACTCTGGGAAGAGACTGATGAGTTGTGGGATGAGGCTGCTGTAATGGCTACGCACATGACTAGCATTATGGAGTTGCAGCAGCGTGTAGCACTACTAGAGCGCAGCTTAGAGTTTTTAAATAAAATTGATGTACCTAAAGCGAGTATGAGATGAGCAAGCCAGCAAAAGGTAAAATGTTTGCTAAGAAAGTGAAGAACCCTAAGACAGGACGTACTCGTACAGTTTCTTATGGTCAGGCTGGTAAAGCTAAGGATGGCGGTAAGCGTATTCGCCCTGGAACAAGTAAAGGTGACTCATACTGCGCACGTAGCGCTGGGCAAATGAAGAAACACCCTAAAGCAGCTAAAGACCCTAATAGCCCACTACGTTTATCTCGTGCTAAATGGAAGTGCAGCGGTACTAAGTCACGGAGATCGTAATGCCTACGCCTACCAATAAGAAGTTATACGCTAGAGTAAAGGCAGAAGCTAAGAAGAAGTTTGACGTATGGCCCAGCGCATATGCATCAGCTTGGTTAACGAAGACCTATAAAGCACGTGGGGGCAAATACAGTGGCAGCAAAGCCAACAAAGTCAAAAAAGCCTAACAAAAAGGGTGGCTTGGGTAAGTGGTTCGGTGAGCAGTGGACTGATGTTAAGACGGGTAAGCCGTGTGGACGTAGTTCAGCCAGTAAGTCCAAGCGCCCGTACCCAGCTTGCAGACCCAAGGCAGTCGCAGGAAAGATTTCCAAAAAAGAAGCATCAAAGAAAACAGGACCAAAGAAAGTTAAGTGGTCCACAACAGCATCAGGTAGGAAAAGAAAGTAATGGCTAAGAAGAAATGTCCTAAGTGCGGCGGTAAAGGTTGTTCACATTGTGGCGGCACAGGGTACCACAATATGAATAAAGGTGGTATGATGATGAAAAAAGGTTATGCACACGGTGGTATGACTAAAAAAGGGTATAAAGACGGCGGCTTCTGTACAGGCCCAGCAAAAGGATATAAGAAGTAGTATGAAGTATTATCATCGTTTTAAAGACGCACTAGAGCATTATGGATATCGAGTAGATGAGCACGGCTACGTGTGGGACTCTCAAGGTAATCAGGCAGCAGGTGAAGATAATTATGGTAATGTCCAAAGTAAAGACCCTAATGTTACAGCTATCTGTATTGAAGAAGAAGAAAAAGGACTTCTTTCTAAACTTGCAGGTACAGCTAAGAAAACTGCTAAAAAAGCTGTTAAGAAAGTAGCACCTAAAAAAGGGATGAAACGTGCGCGTAACGAAAAAGGTCACTACATTGCAGATGACCCTAATACGCCAGAAAATGAAGCTTGGATAGAAGATCAGGACTACGGTCAAGGTAAACTCTAATGTCATTACTTAATCAGGGCAAGTCAGCACGGATAAAATCTGTGTATGGTCACAACTCAGGCACAGCTTATGAGACTGTATATACTTGCCCTGCTAACTGTATTGCAGAGGTTACCTTTGTGCATGTCGTTAATGGGGGCGGCTCCACTAATAGCGTAGAAGTAGAGTGGTATGTATCAGCAGATAACTATACGTCACACTTCTTAAAGGGTAAGTCTTTAAATGCGAGTGAGTATGTAACCTTTAGTGACATCGACTTAGTGCTTCAGCCAAATGATGAAATACGAGTAACACCTTCAAGCGCTGGGCATATTGACACTATTTTAACTATAACTGAAACCTTTGTACCTGTAGGCTAGCTTGTTAGTAACGGGTAACGGGTATGCAATAATACGTACTACTAGCTGACCTAAATATAAGTATAACTATCTCCTGCACCTACAACAAAGGAGATAGTGCAAAATGAAAAACTACTTTCGCAAAATTTGGAAGGCAATCGAAGTATCACAACAACGTCGCGCAGACTATCAGCTATTACAGCGTTTATCTGACCGTGAACTTCGTGATTTGGGCATCGGGCGTTCACAAATACGCTCAGCCATTTATGACCGTGACTAATTCGGTTATAGCTAAATTGGTCTAGGAGACACACATGGACCCAGTTACTATAATCAGCGGGGCCACTGTTGCATTTAACGCCCTTAAAAAAGGGTTTGCAGTAGGTAAAGACTTACAGGATATGTCTAGTCAGCTAACTAAGTGGGCTGGACATATGTCTGACTTAGGTCAAGCTGAGAAACAAGTAAAGAATCCACCTTGGTGGAAATCACTAAATGGGTCTATCGAGGCTGAAAGTTTGGAAGTTTTCGCTGCGAAGCGTAAAGCGGATGCAATGAGAAAAGAGTTGAAGGATTATATATCTTTCACGATGGGACCATCTGCATGGGACGAGCTTGTAGCTACAGAAGCTAAGATACGCAAACAAAAGAAAGAACAAGAGTATCGTAAGGCAGAGCTACAAGAAGCAATAATAACCTGGACCGTATCTGGTCTTTTACTATTACTAGGTTTTGGGATATTGGGGTTTATAATTTATCTAACTGCGTAGTGAAGATAAAAAATAAGTATTATGCCTTTGATAAGGCAGGGAAGATACTTATAATTACAAGCTATAAAAGGATAGCTCAGAACATATATAGGAAAGCCAATGGCAAGAAATCTAACAGAAAAGCAAAAAAAGTTCCTTGAAGTCTTGTTTGATGAGGCTGGCGGTGATGCAGTTGCCGCTAAGAAACTCGCAGGATATGATCATGGTTCAAGCACTACTGCTATCGTAGAGTCGTTAAAAGATGAAATCGCAGACAAAACACGTACTTACTTTGCTCGTACTGCGCCCAAGGCTGCTATGGCTATGGTTGGCGCTTTATATGATCCTACTGAACTAGGCATCAAAGAAAAGATGGTAGCAGCAAAAGACTTGCTAGATCGCGCTGGGCTTGGTAAAGTAGATAAGGTAGATGTTACCTCTAGTGGTGGCATTTTCTATCTACCACCCAAAGAAGGTACAAACGAGTAATTGAGTGAAACTACCCACGGAACGTGATTTAGGTGAGTGGCAACTACCAAAGCCTAAATCCCCTTACAACAAAGATTGGCACGAAATAGTCCGAATAACAAAGAAAGTACCATTCGGCTATGCATTACACCCTGAGAATGACCGTCTACTAGTACCAATAGTAGAAGAACTTGAAGCATTAGAACTTGCTAAACGTCACCTACAACAGTATAGTTACCGTGCAGTAGCTAACTGGCTTAGTAAAGAAACAGGCCGTTACATATCACATATGGGCTTGAAGAAAAGAGTAGAACTTGAGCAACGACGTAAAAAGGCAATTACAATTAAACGTAAGTTCGCCAGATGGCTTGAAGAAACCCTTACGGAAATCGAAAAACTCGAAAGCCGTGGGGTCGGGGCGTACTCAGAAGACAGTTGAAGCAGTCGCACCCCCAGTAGAGACTGTTCCTGCTAGAGCGGTAGAGCCTGAGTTTGATGTTGAGCTAGCACAGGATATTGTGTTTAAGCCAAACCCCGGCCCTCAGACAAGCTTCCTAAGTTCCTCTGAGAGAGAGGTTCTATATGGAGGCGCAGCAGGTGGCGGTAAATCGTATGCTATGCTCGCTGACCCACTACATGGGCTAAACGATCCTAACTTTAGTGGTCTACTTGTACGTCATACTACAGAGGAACTAAGGGAACTCATACAAAAGTCTCAGGAGTTATACCCTCGTGCAATACCCGGCATCAAATGGTCTGAACGAAAGTCTCAATGGACTAGTCCAAAAGGTGGAAGACTTTGGATGTCTTATCTCGACAAAGATACAGATGTCACACGATACCAAGGTCAGGCTTTTAACTGGATTGGATTCGACGAACTTACTCAATGGTCTTCACCTTACGCTTGGGATTATATGAGATCACGTTTACGTAGCTCAGCACACCACTTAGGTTTGTACATGAGAGCTACAACCAACCCCGGCGGTGCTGGACACCAGTGGGTTAAAAAGATGTTCATTGACCCAGCGCCATCAGGCAAAGCGTTCTGGGCTACAAACATAGAAACAGGGGATACTATTACATTCCCAGAGGGTCACAGTAGAGCGGGACAACCGCTGTTTAAGCGTAGGTTTATACCTGCGTCACTATTTGATAACCCTTACTTAGCTGATGCGGGTGACTATGAAGCGATGCTATTGTCACTACCAGAGCATCAACGTAAGCAACTACTAGAGGGTAATTGGGATATTAATGAAGGAGCAGCTTTCCCTGAGTTTGACCGATCAAAGCACGTCATTGAGTCTTTTGAAATTCCAGATAGCTGGACTAAATTTCGAGCTTGCGACTACGGCTACGGTTCTTACACAGGAGTTCTATGGTTTGCTGTCTCACCCGATGAGCAACTCATTGTTTACAGAGAGTTATATTGTTCTAAAGTTACAGCTTCTGATCTAGCAGATATGATACTAGACGCAGAGAAGCATGACGGTGGTATGAGATACGGTGTGCTAGACTCCTCTCTGTGGCACAACCGTGGCGACACGGGGCCATCTCTTGCGGAACAGATGAATATGAAGGGATGCAGATGGCGTCCGTCTGACCGTAGCAGGGGTTCCCGTGTCTCTGGTAAAAACGAAATACATAGACGCTTACAGATAGATGAGTTTACTGAGAAGCCTCGCCTTGTGTTCATGGATAACTGTACTAACACTATTGCACAGATTCCTAGTATTCCTCTGGATAAGAAAAACCCAGAAGATGTAGATACCAATGCAGAAGATCACCTGTATGACGCTTTACGCTACGGTATTATGACACGCCCACGCAGCAGCATATGGGATTTTAATCCTGCAACACAACGCACTGGTTTTCAAGCTAGTGATCCTAAATTTGGGTATTAAGAATGGCAGAACAAGAAGAAATGTTTGAAACAGATGAAGTCATAGCTGCAGAGGACAGTGATGACAGCATCTTTGCTGAGCGCTCTGGTGTAGTAGGTTTCGTAGCAGAACGATACAAACGCGCAGAGGATGCTCGCTATGCAGACGAACAGCGCTGGTTGAAAGCCTATCGTAACTATCGTGGTATATACGGAGCAGACGTACAGTTCTCTGATACTGAGAAGTCACGCGTGTTTGTTAAAGTTACTAAAACTAAAACACTAGCAGCATATGGACAAATTGTAGATGTTTTGTTCGGCAACAATAAGTTTCCGCTAACAGTAGACCCATCTATTTTGCCAGATGGTGTTGCTGAGTCTGTACATATTAACATTGACCCTAACGCAGCACAGGCTGGGGATGCTCTTCGTGCTGTTACAGAAATGAAACCGGGTCAATCATTTATCCTAGACGGCAAAACAGAACTACAACCAGGTGAGACTCTTGACGATCTGAAACGTCGTTTAGGACCATTATCAAACAAGCTAGAACCTGTATCTGATAAGATTATTGAGGGTGACGGTACTACACCTACTACAGTCTCTTTCCATCCTGCTATGATTGCAGCTAAGAAAATGGAAAAGAAAATACATGATCAGTTAAATGAATCTGGCGCTTCTACACACCTACGCTCGATGGCTTTCGAGATGGCATTATTAGGCACAGGTGTAATGAAGGGACCGTTTGCTGTAGATAAAGAATACCCTAACTGGAACGAAGAAGGTGAATACGATCCTCTGATTAAAACAGTTCCAGAGTGTAGCCATGTATCTGCTTGGGACTTCTATCCTGACCCTGAAGCTAAAGCTATGAACGAGGCTGAGTACGTTGTAGAACGTCATAAGATGTCACGTACACAGCTACGCGCTCTAAAGAACCGTCCATACTTTATGGAGGATGCTGTAGACATGGCAGTAGCCAAAGGCCCAGATTATATTCAGAAATACTGGGAAATGTCTATGGAAGACGACGATACGCAGCCATCATCTGAGCGCTGGGAAGTGTTAGAGTTTTGGGGTTTCGTAGATACAGGACTACTAGAAGAGCACGGCGTTAAGTTACCTGCTGAACTAAAAGACTTAGATGAAGTAAACGCTAACGTTTGGGTATGTAACGGTGAAGTACTGCGTATGGTACTTAATCCATTTAAACCTGCACGTATTCCTTACTATGCTGTACCATATGAGCATAACCCATACAGCTTCTTTGGCGTAGGTATTGCAGAGAACATGGATGATACTCAAACGCTAATGAACGGCTTTATGCGTATGGCTATTGACAATGCTGCACTATCTGGTAATCTCATTATTGAAGTAGATGAAACTAACTTGGTACCGGGTCAAGACTTGTCAGTGCACCCCGGAAAGGTCTTCCGTCGTCAAGGAGGAGCACCAGGACAGGCCATTTTTGGCACTAAGTTCCCGAATGTTGCACAAGAAAACATGCAACTCTTTGACAAAGCGCGAGTACTAGCAGATGAATCAACTGGTTTCCCTTCCTTCGCACATGGTCAGACAGGCGTTTCGGGAGTTGGTCGTACTGCCTCTGGTATTTCTATGCTTATGTCTGCTGCCAACGGCTCTATCCGTTCAGTAGTTAAAAATGTAGACGACTACTTTCTTGGGCCTCTAGGTAAAGCATTCTTTAGCTTCAACATGCAGTTTGACTTTGATGAGTCAATCAAGG